CGAGGACACGCATGTCAGTACCCCTTCAGTGCCGGGCAGGCGGAATCGAGCAGCTCCAGTGCTGCCTTGCAGGTGTCGGGCCGTTGCTCATAGCGACCGCGCCAGGTGGAAGCCTCCTTCTCGGAAGCCTCGACCTTTCCCGCCAAGGCCCGCAGTGCCTCAGCGCTCTCGTCCCGGAGGGCTTGCAGCTTCTCGGCTTCCGCCCTCAGCGCGGCGGCGACCTCGGCCAGGCGCTGATCGCGGCTGTCCACGTCGGCCTGCAGGCGGGCGGCATCGGCCTGCCAGTCGGCACGCACCTTGATCACCTGGGCGCTCAGGTCGCGGATCTTCTGTTCCTTCTCCCAGGCAGTAAGCCCGGACACCATGCAGCCGAAGGCCAGGACCGCGCACACCAGCTTGATCTTGCTGCCGGGCTTGCTCAGCCACTGCAGCGCGTCGGCAGCGGCGCCTACGATCACCGCCCACAGCGCGCGAAAGAAACGAATCAGTACGCTCATGGCTTGTCGCCTCCGATGGCGCCGGTGGCTCGCTCCACCATGCGCACGTAACCCGGCAGCAGCCGGCGGATCAGGACGCCGGACAGACCGGCCAGCGGCAGCTGCGGAGCGCCCGCCAGTGCAGGCCAGATGGAAGCCGCAACGGCGATGACCCATGCGGCCACGATGGCGTAGGCCAGGACAGCTACTGCCAGGGCAGCCCACCGCGCTGCGGTCTGCAGGAGACGGTGGCCGCGTCGGCGGCTGGCGTCAGCTGCCACCCGCTCCGCGTCCTTCTCCGGCAGCAGCAGGACACCGATCAGCGCTCCCGCCATGGCAACCAGCAGCACGGACTGCGGTACGCCAAGGATCACCCGTTCGGCCTCCCGCAGCGCGTCGGCTGTCGCCGGCGCCACTACAGCCGCAGTGAACGTCCCGACGATGGTTTTCAGTGTGCTCACGGGCTCAGTCACGGCACCACCGTCCCGCCGGCCTTGCGGTACACGGCCAACAGGTCGGCAATCTTGTGTTCGTGCTGGCCGTAACCAGCGCCCGGCAGGCTGGCCCAGATGTTGCTGACCGCCTTGATGGCTTCCCGGATCTTGCCCGCCTGGATCAGCGGCAGCGCGCGGCGCTCACGGATCTGCTGCAGCGCGATCAGATCCTGGCTCAAGGGCGAAAAGTCCTTGAGGCCGAGCGTCTTCTTGTACGCGTCGTAGTAGCGGCGCAGCAGCTGGTACCGGCCGGCTGCGGTTGACTGGATCTTGAGCTTCGGCAGGTCCACCAGCACACGAGGATGGTCGGCGTAGCCCCGGAACAAGCCACCACCGACCAGCACGTCGTAGCCGCGGTCGTTCGTGGGCTGCCTGCCGTTGTCCGTCCCTTCGGACCAGGCCAGCATGTCGAGAAAGGCCACGACGTTCACGCCGCCAGCCTGTTGGGGAGTGATCTGCGTCATTTCGGTTCCTGCAGAGGTTCAGCCCCGCCGCGTAGGCGGAGCACGGTACCCAGCCAGACCCGATGCCTAGCTAGGTTGTATAGATGAGCTCGCTCCGCGCAACGCCTTGGCCACCACCGACGGTGTAGCGGATGGGCACGCTGACCCGACTGAAGCGATCGAACAGCGCGCGCATGGCCGGGTGGTCGTTGATGGTCAGGATTGCCCGGCCTTTGAGCCGGCTCATGGTTTCTGCCAACAGCTCGTACTGATCCATGTCGAACTCGCTTCCATAGCCCGTGGTCTCCCAATACGGAGGGTCGAGCAGGAACAACGTTTCGGGCCGATCGTACTTCTCGATGCACCGCTGCCAAGTCAATTGTTCGATCACCACCCCCTGCAGTCGGAGGTGCGCATCACTCAGATCCTGTTCCAACCGGAGCAGATTGATGCGTTTTGCCGCCGTCGGGCCAACGCCCAGCGACTGCCCGTCCACCTTTCCACCGAAGCTCAGCTTCTGCAGGTAGTAGAACCGCGCGGCACGCTGGATGTCGGTAAGCGTGTCTACGTGCTGCAGTTGGGCCCACCGGTACATTTCCCGGCTGGTCAGCGACCACCGGAAGTGCCGAACGAACTCGTCCAGGTGGTTGGCGACCACTCGGTACAGCCTCACCAGCTCTCCGTGCGTGTCGTTTAGAACTTCAATCTTGGCCGGTGCACGCTCGAACAGCATGGCGGCGCTGCCAGCAAAGGCTTCGACGTAGCAGGTATGGGGCCGCTCGTTGATCAGCGGCAGCAGGTGCTTCGCCAGGCGTGTCTTACCGCCCGGCCAGGGGAACAATGTCTTTGTCTTCAAGTCTCAACCTGTGCGACATTCGTTAAGCAAACTGCGCGCGCTCTCCGGAGAGCGGCAGGGCTTAAGCCAATGGCACGCGGGCGAAACGCGTGTACTGCGGCGGCGCCTGGGTGCTTGCAGGCATCCAGGCGCCGCTCTGTTTAATGGTGGGGCGACGTGGAGTCGAACCACGCGAGTCACAGACGCCGGATTTACAGTCCGGCCCAGCGCCCATCTGGCAACCCGCCCCAGAAACGACGAACCGCAGGTGACTGGACCTCCCGAGTCCAGGCCTGCGGCCGTTGAGTGGAACGGATTGGAATCTCGCCCACGGTATCGATTGGACAACAATCCCGGTTCCGGCTGCAACTGCGGTAAGGTTCCTTACCGCAGTCGTGCGAATGCGGTAAGTTTCGCGGCGACTGCGGTAATCTTTGTGAAGGGCAGTTCGCCAAGTTACAGCGCAACTTGTGTGATTCGTTCTCTAAAACGAAACCCAGTCCGTATATTTTAGAAAATTGTCTTCGTAACTTTCTTCACACCGGCAACAAGATCAGCAACCTGTTCCGCCGTTGGCTCCACCGCCTTACTGTGATCGCAGAGATTTCTAACATCGCCCAGGTGCTGGATAAACCTCCACTGCGGTACATCTATCACTTCCGCACTCTTCAGAAGCTCGTTCAAGTCAGATATACCCGGGTTCTTCTTTGCCACTTTGATGGCATGATTTGAGCATACCTGAGCCAAATGGCGTTCAAGGACAACGCCAGCCATTGCCCCTGCGGCCCGAGTGAAACGCTGCTTTAGAAGTGCCCCAGCGGCATCCAACTCAGAATCAAACAAATCAGCTTGAACAAGTTGACTCAAATCGAAGAGAGAGCTTTCGAATCTTGGCTTAACCGACTTGAGAATGGCCAACTGTTGTTGAAAGTGCGGAATTGCCGCATCAATACCAACAATTTTGTCGTGCCCCCGTGTTACTTCAAGCCCTTGAAGCCCATCTTCAATCCGATAGCTTTCAAAGCCGATTGACTTTCGGGATTTTGGCTTCTCATAGTGGCGCACGAAGTCGGCCAAACGATCAGGAAGCAACTGTCTAATAAGGCTAAGCGCCTCCGAATACCAAGCCTGATACTCCGATTTGAAGTCCGGAACAGCTTTCAGGAACTCTTCAGCCCCCTCCCCGAGTTGCTTTTCTACTTCCTTGTCGAATTCGCTGCGATACGCATATCGCTTAATTCCATTGAGAAGGGCATCACCCGTTGCGATCAACGCACTCAGGTCATTCTTGTACCGCTCCAAATTTGAGATCATCGAACATTCCTCGATCGAAGGCTTTACGGCACTCACTAAAAGGGCTGCGAGGCGTCACAGAGGTTACAGAGTCAAGCAAAGGCTTTATAGGCTGGGAATAGCCGCAATATCAAGCACTTCAAGAGAGTCAGTAGAATACTCGAGCACTGAACTCGCTTCGCCCATCTTCCAACGCCTGACGCAGCGTTGCGGCTGCGATCCCGTACACGCGCAGATAGTCTTCCTTCCGCATCTTGGCCGCCTTGGCAGCATCCTGTGCGGCGATCTTCCCTTCGGGCCACACCAGGTCATTCATTGCGTCCTGTAGCACCAGCCTCATGCGCCAGCGGTCGGCCGGGTCATCCATTCGCAGCGCAGGCTTTGCGCCGCTGCGCCGCTGCCACTGAATTTGCCGTATCACCCGCTTGGCCAGAGTGCGCCCCAGCGACGAAAGGGACACGCCTTGCCCGCGCAGCGCCACGGCCATCACCACCTGCTTGCCCATGGAATCACGCATCATTCCGACGGCACCGGAGATATCTGCCGCCGTAAGAGGCTGTATGGACGACCGGCCGTTCGATGGCTCGCGGAAACTGCCGCCGACCAGCATGCGGGCGATCAGTTCGAGCGGGTCACGCTGCAGGGTGGGTTCTGGCACCGGTACTCGGTCGCGCACCACCCTCGCTGCTGGCGGCGCCGGAGGCGCGTGGTGTTTGTGTCCCCACGCCTTGGCCGCCTGAGCTTCCGCATCTGCGCCGACGCACAGCTCACTCTGGGCGCTGCAGCGCGCGCACACGACCTGCGCGGTGCGCCGGCTGCTGGAGCTGCCCCGCGCGCGCATGCGCACCTCGTCGCTTCCGCAATTGCCACACGGCTTTAAGGCCGCCGCTGGCGCGGCTACTGCCGACATCAGGCCACCTCGCAGTTGCTGACCCAGCGGGACCGGCCGTCCTGCCAGACGTCCCACACGCTGCCGTCGACCTGACACCTGATAGGGCCTTCCCTCCCCTCCAGGTACAGGTGGTGGGTTGCCTCATCCAGGCTCGGGAATTTCGGGATCATCGGGGGGTCTCCATGGTTGTCACGTACGTTGTTTCCAGGGCCACGCCCTGCTGTTGAAGGAATTGCTGGGCCAGCGCGCGCAACTGGTTCTCGCCCACGTCCAGGCGCTCCACCAGGTGTTCCCCCGGGCTGCGCACGCCTTCGATCTGCTCCCGCTTCACCCCGAGCACGTCCGACACGATCGGGTCGCTGCCGCTGTCGGAGAGCAGGAAGTACGCCATAACCGGCTCGGTCTGCCCGTCGCGGTGGACGCGGCCGATGCACTGCTCGTGGACACCTGGCGACCAGTCCAGTTCGCCGAACACCACGGTGCTGCATACGTGCTGCAGCCCGTCTATACCCGCACCCGAGCGGAGGCTGATCAGCATCACCTGGCTAGCGCCGCTGATGAATGCGTCTTTCGCTGCCTGCTTCTGGCTCGGCGACTCGCTGCCGGTGTACATGACGGGGTTGTACGCAGCGAGCTTCTCCTGCCAGATGCTGTAGACCTCGCGGTGCCATCCGAACAGCAGCACCTTCTGGCCGCTCTCCAGCAGCAGCCTGACGAACTCGGCCACGTAGGGCGCCTTGGCCACGCCGGTCGCCTGCCGCAGCAGGCGGTCGAACTCGCCGGCGGCCTGCATCTTCTCGCCGCGGTACTGCTCGTTGGCCCGCAGGATGATCCGCGCCAACGCCGCGGCGTCGCCGGTGATGGCATCCAGTGCTTTGGCGTCGGATTCCACCTCGTGCGGGATCTTCGACAGCGCCGGTAGCTCACGCCCCACTTCCTTGCGGGTGCGGCGCAGCATGATCCCCTGCCGCCGCAGGTACTGGCCGAATTGCTCTGCGTCCTGCAGCTTGGCCTTCTCCCCGGGCGCGGAGATGCACCATTCCCGGAGGAACTCATCGTAGGTGCCCAAGCAGCCCGGCAGCAGCGGGTCGACCACATGGAAGAACTCGCAGCCGTAGTTGTAGATCGGGGTGGCGGTCAGG